CTGGAGTTCCGCAAAACTCTATCTCTTTCTTCAATCCCGCATCAAGTTGTTAAAAGCCTTGCCCCCCCCCACCCCTATAAACCCCGCCACTAGCATAGCCAACATAGCCGCCATCAGCAAAGCCTAAGAATTTACCAAATGCAGTGCCGCCAAATGCTGACTTCATCGCATTAAATAAAGCCATTTTCACAATCATTGATGTTAAATCACTTAAAATTGATTTGGCTAATGAGCTAAAATCTGCTTTACCTGTCATTATGAAATTGGTTAAAGAATCAGACATCCCATTAAAGGCTGATTGCGTAATGTTTGAAATATTTCCAGCTACATCATTCACCATTCCCTCAAGCTGAATCACGCCATCTTGCAATCCTGCGATTGGATCTAATTTTCGCTGTTCGGATGTCGCCTGAATAACCGCTCTACGCTCTTTCAGTTTTGCGATTTCTTCGTCAAGCTTAGCAATATTTTCTTGCGACATTCCAACTTTTAGTCGGGCCGCCTCAAGGTCTAATTGATGATTGTATTGAATCAGCTCTTGCTCTTGTCTTGTTTTACCAAGTAATTCAAGCTCAAATTCAAGTGATTGAAGTTTTTCGGTGTTATCAAAGGTAAATTGAGCAATCGCCACGCTTTGTTGCGCCGCATCAATTTGAGCAGCCATATCTTTCAGTTTAGCTAAACCGTCCGCACCGAAATGAGCGTATTTCTCGCCATTTGCTGCAATGTCTTGAGTGATTTTATTTAGCTCTTGATACTGACTAACTTGACCAAATACAGAAATATCTTGAGCATTCGCCCGAATTTCCGAAAGTCTGCGTTCCATTTCACTAAGTTGATCGGTGTACTGTTTCACATAATCAACTTTAGAACCAGCACGCTTACGGCTTTTCCCTGCTTTATTAGAAGCTTGCGAAGCATATAACTCTACATTACTATCAAAAACCGCATTATAATCAGCAGTGCCTTTTTCAAACCCAGCATTTAAAGCGGCATCCTCCGCCAAAAGTCTATTTTTCTTGGTCGGGTCTTTCTCTTTGTTAATTGCAACTTGCCGCTTATTTCGTTCAATTAATTTAGTCGCCTTATCACTTAAAGCATTTTGAACACTAAAACCTAACGCATTGAACTGAGTTGCGACTAAGACAGCCATTGCACCCATTCGCTCAACTGCACTTGTAACAGATGCCGCACCGCTTTCAGCGCTCGGGAAAATGCGATTTAAATCATCGAGAGAAAAGCCGATTGAGTCAATGTTGACTTTGGAGGTGTCAAGTGTTGGCAGTAGGCTTCTTAATTTGTCATTAAATTCAGCAACAGGAACTTGACCAATGATTGTTTTCAAATCATCTTCAGATTTAGTCAATTTCTCGTTAGCTTTGGCTAATTCGGCTTTTTTAATCGCTAAATCTTGGCTTGCTTTAGCTAATGCCTCTAGATACGCTGTATCTTCCGCTTTTCCGCTTGATTGCGCGATTTGTTTGCCATGCTCAACAATTCTATTGAGTTTTGCGTACTCTTCTTCTAATCGCTGAATTTCGCCCTTCTGTGCAGTGATTGATTGCTCTAATTTAGCTTTCATTCCATCAAGCACTGCGGCTGATGTGTTGGCTAATTTTCCAGTTGTTACATCTAAGCTGTCAGCAAAGGACAATAATTCCTGTCTAGCGGATTCTGTTTTTTGTTGATAGTCAAGGAAAACACCAATACCAGCAGATAAGCCTAGAGTTAATAATCCAAGTGGGCCACCAACAAAACCTAACGCACCACCTAAGCCTTTACCTGCTGCAGTTAAAGCTTGTTGAGCAGCGGATAGATTTCTCGTTGCTGCGGCTTGTGCTGACATAGCGGCAGAGGCTTGAATACTTGCCGCAATCCAGGTGCGAATTTTCCCAACACTCCAAATTACACCTGCACCTGCGGCAAGGCTCGCCACTATGGTCAAGTGATTGGCGATTTCGTTGATAGCCTTAGCAAATGCCTCACTCGCACCTGTTGATTTGTCTAACTCACCAATCCATTTAATGGTTGAAGTATTGAGATTTTCAAAGGCTGCGGAAATGGTAAGAATACGAGTGTTAAACTGGTCATCAACAGATTCTTTCGCTCGTTCTAACGCGGGAACAAGCACATCCATTGTTAGCTTGCCCTCTTTCGCCATATTGCGAAGCTCGCCAGTAGTAACACCTAAACCAGTGGCAATCGCTTTCGCTAACGCTGGAGTCTGCTCCATCACAGAGTTAAATTCATCACCACGAAGAATCCCACTTCCTAGAGCTTGCCCGAACTGCGTCAATGCTGCATCTGCTGCACCTGCACTTGCACCTGATACTGCAACGGCTTTTGATACCGTTTCGGTTAAACTGGCGATTTGTGCCTGACTAATCTTTAATGTTTCGGCATTTTGAGCAAATCGCTGATAAACTCCAGAAGTTGCATTAATACTTTGGTTAGTTTTTAACGCTATATCAAAAACGTTGTTTAAGCCTTTGGAGCTGCTGATTGATGCACTTTCGACTAATCGAAGTTTGTTTTGAATTTCAGTGTATCCATCGGCAAAACCTTTTAATTGATTTACACCAAAGCCAGCTATACCAGCCTTGAAAAGGTTAACAGATACACGATTGAGCGAATTCATTGAGCGCTCAATATTATTTAATTGTTTTGTAGTGGTATCGGTAAAGCTTTTAACCCTGCCTTGTGCGTTATTTATACCGCTTTGGAATTTAACCTGATCTAACTCAAGTTGAATATTCAAGTGTCCTAATGAGCCTGCCATTTTTACCCCGTTATCTATTTGCTAAGTAATCGGCTGAACCGTCATCAAACTCTTCTTCTTTCTTATCTTTGTAAAAAGGCATAAAGTCTGATAGCTCTGGCGGTTTGCCTTTCGGATCACGATTAACCATTGCTAAAACGTGCGAGATTTGAGCCAAACGATAATCATCACGCCACAACCCGAAAGGTTGTTCTTCGTAAAATAGGCGGTATTCCTGTAGATGACTTTCTGGCATCTGCTCAATTTCTTCTAGCGTCTTACCGAGAGAAAGTGACAGGTTTATTTGGAACTTTCTTCGGCTGGTGAGTTTTTTGGTTCACCGTTCATAATGGCTTGGTTAAGTTGCTCAATAACCGCTTTATCAAGCTGAGATAACGCCTCTAAATCGCTTTCATCTTCGGCATTGAATAGGTTTACACCATTCTCATCACATAAACGCATAGCAATAGTGCGAGTTAATTTGTGCTTATCGTAAACTTTGGCTAATTGCTTGGTTAAGGTATCTTCATCGCTAAAATCAAGCTTAATACCTTGACTTTCAGCAATGCGAACCAATTCTTGTTGTTGTCCGTATAAGGCTTTATTCATTTCGCCAACGGTAAACTCTCGGATGTAATAGGTATCGCCTAAAATCTCTACTGGTTTGACTGTTGGTTTGTGTGATAAAAGTTTATCTCTTAAATTCATTCGTTCCGCCTTAGAAAAAGAAAACCGAGAGGATTAACTCTCGGCTTTGTTATTTACACTATTGTAGGTAAAAAATAATCACGTTTTGTCTTTTTAATGGTTACATTTGATTCAAATTTACCTTTCACTTCGCCACTGAAGTTAGGTGAAGTTTGAATAAAGCCAGTACCGTATAAAGCACCTTGATTATTCTTCAAAATCATCAACCAAGGGAATGCTTCCTTGTTGTGGAATTTTTTGCGTAAATCTTGCTGCATTTCGGTGGCTGGTGCGTAGTAGAAAGACAGCTTGATTGAACCGTATTCAATCTCACCCGCTTCTGTTTCAGCCCCTTCGCTACACATTGTCGTAACATCTTCTTCCCCGAGCGTGTCACCATCACCCTCAATCTGTTTAATCGCACAGAAATTAGATGACCATTTCACGGTAGCAACTTTAGCTGCTGCGTAACCGGCTGGCGCATCTTGGCCTGTCCAATCAACTTCATCTGCAAGTGTAATTAAGTCATTGGTAACGGCTTTTACAGGATAATATCCATCAAGCGCACCTAAACCAGTTAGCTTAATAAAATCCCCTACTTTGGCACCATGCCCTGCTGATGTAATGGTTGCATTAGGCTTAACCGTTACGGCTGTTACTGCTTTGCCATCGGTTAGACCAGTGCCTAAATAAAATTTAGTACCTTGAAAAGGTGTTGTTTGTGTAGGCATATCTTCTAGTCCTCATACTTAATTTGATATTTAAGGTTAGAAACGAACCAAGTGCGATTCGTCGTATCTTGCTCGTATTCGTAGCTAATAAGAGTCATTTCGGAAATATTTCCCGATAATTCATCATTAGATATAGCTACGCTTAATCGCTCTTTGATTTTGTCTGCAATATCATCTAATGCGTCGTCGCCTAAAGCAGTTTTCAGATAAATCGCGATGTTTAAGGCTGCGGTATATTCGTGATGACAGAGATCTACCTCTTCGCACGAAATCTCATCAAGAAAAACCGCAATAGCTGTTTTTTCTTGGTCAATATCAATAAATAAAGGGCGCCCAGAATAAATATTCTCAACACCCTTTATACTGCTTTTAAGCATATCCGACACTTGATGTCGAATCTTCTTATGAATTAGCATTTAATCCTCTATTTTTTAAAAATGTCACTCAACTCTCTTGTCAGTTCGACTTTGATCTGACTTGAATAATCTTTTAACTCGTTATGGAAGGCCGTTGTTAATGGTTTAGATAACGGAATCTTAACAACATCAATTGAATATCGCTCTTTACCTTGTCGCTGCATAACGTGTTTACGACCATTTGCTAGAGTTTGAATAAAACCGCGTTGTATTGGATATTTGCCTATTCTGATTTGCCCTTTACTCGCTCGCACGGCTCGTCTAGGGTTCTCCAATAATCGAATTAACGGTAAATTTCTTCTATCAACTCGTATTTTTGCGACTGGTCGATTCGCTGTTGCTTTTTGGGATAATCGAGTTCGCTTGCGGATTAATTTAGCTGGCACATGAATCTCTTTGGATACATTTTTTGTTCCATTTTTGATTGCACTTCTCGCTACCTTATTAATCGCTTTTGCTGCCGCTTTAGGCGCGACTTGATTAGCCAGTTTTCGGATATTAGCTTGTAATGCTGCCATCCCTTCAATTTTCACCGCCATATTTACTCCAATTGCAGTACGATCTTCTTATCTTCAAAGCTAAACCCTCGCACAACATATTCCTCTGTTGAAGAAATAATGATATCTCCAAGTTTTGGCTTATATCCTGATGCTTTAAAAAGAGTGAGAGTACGCGTCGTACCATTAATTAAGTAATCATCGGTGTAATTGCCACTCATTAGTTTTGGGCTTTCATCAAGCACAGCTTTGTATTTTTTGCCGTTGATAACATAGACGGACATCACCACATCTGATATGACTTTGTCCGCCTGTGCGAGTGCGTCATCAAACGGACTAAGCGTTGATCTTGACATCTACAGTGCCCATCGATGCGCCACTAGCATGCCAAGCAATACCTAAACGCTTGTTACTACCTGCGGTAATGGTTGCACCATCGGTTGCTGACCAGTAAACAATTGCACCTTGTTTAATGTCATCTTCTGCTTTTGCTTTCACCGTAAATACACCAGCAGTTAAGCCAACGCCTGTCTCATTTTGTGCAACATCAGATACTGAGATTGCAGCAAGGTTTTCTAACATCACTACATCGCCGCTTTTTACGGCAGCGGCAGCGGGAAAACGCACGGAGTTTTCGTCTTTCATATATTTTTTAAACATATTTT